GCTTGCAGTGCTAATTTGTCCCAAGTTAACACCACTAATCCGACTAGCAAGACGATCAAGTGCTGTTTCTGGAGCTTGTTGCTCAAAGGCAAAACGCTGTCTTGCTGCATCAATAAGTGATTGCTCATAGCCTTGTTGTTGTGCACCTACCGCTGATAGGGTCTGAGAAGGCGCTAGAAGCCCTCTCTGGGCTGTTGGGAGGGCAGACATAGCAGCTAGTTGATTTCTTAGCATTGCCTGTGTAGCGGCTCCTGCTGTCGCCTCAGCAGCTTGTTGTTCTTGTAAGGCTTGACGACTACCGCCAAATGCACCCTGACGGATAGCTTGACTGCCTATTCCGGGTAATATCTGACCTTGTAAACGAGCTATAAACGGATCCATTACAGCTTGAGATTGAGCAGACATGGGATCAAGTGCCGCAGCAACTGATCTTGCACCTGCCATGCCTAAACCAGCTTGAGGAGCCGCCGCTTCTAATGCAGCTTGTTGTGCCGCAATAGTATTAGGCGACTGAGCCGCAACTGTTTGACCAGGAAAGTATTGCATTGGCCCTTGTTGAAATGCGCCTTGTGATAGGCCAAATAACTGAGTTAATGCCTTTTCCTGAGCTGGAAATGGTCTAGTAGTTTGAGTTGTATCTGATGGTGCTGATCCGCCGCCCATTTTAAACCTCTTTTGTGTCTTCTATGTCAATGCTGAAGTCTCTCATGTCACATCTCCAGCCGCTTCTTGTGTAAACCCTTTCTAATCCTTTATTAGGTGTCTTAGCCGATACTCGGTCACACCCTAATCTTTCTGCCTCTCTACGAATAAAATCAAAGTGATTCTTGATAATATTTAGATTCTTTCCCTTCCCATTTGCCCAACAAGCCCACACTAAGAAGGATTGCTCTGCTGTTATAGGATGTACCTCGACAGTACAAACTGCAAATGCCTCACTGGTTGTATAGAGTATCGCCTGTCCGTTAACACAAGCTGCATATATATCTTCTGCTCTATACGTCAACCAAGGGTACTTGTGTATAATCTCCTCAACGCCGTATTTAACCCAAGTCCACTCTCTTCTAATATCCGATATGACTGGATCCATCTCCTCTCTCCTCTTAATTTAACCTATCTTATGCCAAGCTCCGTTGCTTGCATATCTGTAAAGACCTTCTGCTGTACTACCAAATCCAGTAGATCCGCTTCCAGCGTTGTATGCAACAGTGCCTACTTTAGGGTCTACGGGAGCAATCAATAATGGTATGAAAAAATGAAACGTCTTCATATCGTCTATTTTTTGCTGAAGATCCCTTAGCTCTTCCTCAAGCGCTACCCGGTCATACTCCTCTGGCAGATTAGCCATCTATCTCTCACCCTCAAACCGACCCTGTATAACCATGTCAGTTAGCTCCCAATCGTCATTAGAGTCACTGCTTTCTACTTTTAAGTGTATGTATCGTCCAGCAGTTCTTACAGGAAAGCTTTTAAAAGTATCATCAACAATAAATTTATCTTTATCTAAATAAGTAGGAGTAGCATCTATTGTTTCTGTAAATCCTACGCTAACAGTAGGAGATCCTGTTCCTTCTTTGCCTACACGCAATGCAGTAATTTCTTTGATTCTGTCTGCATTGTTTAAGTCGTGCGCTTTGGTCTCGGCCGATACGGCTGGGTCAGCTAGTGCTGCAACTGTGCCTTCAAAGTAAAACTTGCTTGTGTCGGCAGACAAAGCCTCATTAAATATACCTCTGTCATGGTATGCAGATATATTTGAGTCCCGCATCCCCCACTGGTTTGTCTTGTAGTTGTAGTAAATTTCTTTTGTGATCTTTGCAGAGCCTAACGGAACACCCCAAACAACTTCGTTTTCTTTTGAGTTGTCAAACGCATAAACTTGACCAAGCTCAGTAAATGATGCGTTTTCTCTAAAGAATCTGTTCATTCCTGAGTCACGCCCAATCATCTTAGAAGATGCGCCATCAGTAACAAAGAAGCCATCTCTTGATAATCCGTAGTTCATTCTTCCTACAGCAACAACAGAGCTAGGTGATACGGCGCCTACAACTCCATCTAACGTAGGTTTGTAACCAAATATGTTAGGAAGGCCAATGTATGAGACAATAAACATCTGGTTTTGTGTGTAAACCGCTAAGTTGTTACCTAGCTGAGTTACGCATCGTATCTCACCAGTAGCTTCTCGTATCTGCAAATTACCTGCTGTGTTAGTCGCACTGCCAACCCAATCGTCTAGGTCGTCTGCACTACACCAAGAAAAAGTAGTGGGAAAATCTATACCGCCTTCTTGATAGTTAAATGCAAGCATATGCGGGCCTTGACGCTTAAATATCCTTACCTTGTCATAATTTATGTTAGGAACGGTAACAGTACAGGTTAAATTGCCATCACCACTAGCAGACTCTGTGCCGCCAGAAAGAGCTGTGGAGTTTGTGTAATCTGCTGCGCCAAAATCTGTAACTTCTACAGCAGTTACTCCGCCAGATCCGTCTATTGCTGTAACTTTCAAGTCAACAGTGTTGCTGCCAACTGATGCGGTCATATTTGTAATCGTTTCACCTACAGCGTAGCCAGCTCCAGATGCGTTAATAAATACGCCGCTTATTGAGCCTGTAGGGGTTGCTGACTTACTTCCGTTATAAGTATTAAAATTGACGTTGTTCTTTTTAATAACAGGCTTTGTGCTACCTTTAGCGCCTACTACAAACGAACCAAAGGTTTCAAATGACCATTGCTCTGCTTCGTTAACACCTTCATCCCAAACTGTATCGCCAGAATCCCAAGTGTCTGTTGCGCCAGATGTTCCGCCATCACCATGAGTCCAAGTCGTTGCACCAGCGGTTTGCAGTAATGTATACCCTGTGCCTACTGTATCAACTGCTGCAACTGACAAGCGATATGAAAATATTTTATCCAATGAGCCGATGTAGGCTACTTTATCGTCAAACTCTAATGTGGTCGCTATTCCACGAATAGGCTTAGTAGTAGTATGAGAGCCTGCGCTAAAGTCATGCTGTTTTTCTCGGCCTGCTTTTCTACGCATACCAAACTCGGTGTACTGAACACCGTTTACAGTTTTCCAGAAAGGTATTCTGCGATCAAAGACTTCAGGGTATACGCCAGTCTTTAATAGCTCTGACGCATCAAACTTAAACCCGTTTTTTTTATCAGTTTCAAATGGCATATATTATGTGTTCGCTAATTTAACAAAAGTTGGCCCTGTTATTGTCTCGCTACTAGACCCCTCTAATGATGTAGTTGCACTTGCAAGCCCATCTAGCACAAACCTTACTGCATGATTTGAAATATCTTCAATATCTATTAAAGCAAAGCAGACTCCAGAGGCTCTAACCTGAGCGCCACTACCTAATTGATAGTTAGAAACAGAGTTGAAAGTTCCTGTTGATCCATTCCAATCTTCCGCTACTGTTATCGAGTTAACAATATCAATTTCACTTGACCCAAGTACATGTGAAGTCTGATATACGACTAAATATATCCCCGTTTCAGGAAAAGTAAAAACTCCACTTGTGTTTGTAATTGCTGATCCTATTCTAGTATAAGTTTGAGTTGCTTCTACAAAAGTTCCTGTTCCTGAGCCTGCGCCAATTATGTTTGGACTTGAAGATAAACCACTAATTGTTGCGTTTAATCTAAACTGCCCTGCAACCTGCACACCATTATTAGCTAATGCAAATGCAGTTGTAGCTATTTGCGTTGTGTTTGTGCCTGCCGCTGCTGTTGTAGATGTTGGTGCGCCAGTAAAATTAGGTGTGCCAGAAAAATCACCAGATAAAGCACCTGCTGCAATAGTGGCTGAAGTTAAAGAAGGGGAAGTTAAGTTGGCGGATTCGGATACAGAGTTTAACCATACCCATTTATCTTGAATGTGGGACCCACCAGAAGCAGCGTATATAAAGTCACAGTATTGACCTTCTTTTAAATCTCCAGCAACAAGAGGGGACCCGTCTTGACGAACAATCGTTTTATCGCCTGTTCCATCAACATTTAAGGTTGGCGTAGTATTTGTTGTTGTTAATCCTGTACCTATTTCTACAGATACTCTTACACCTTCTGCTAAAATTACGTCATTAGCAAAGTTGGCATCTTGTGTGTTTACTGAGCCACCGTTAGTAGTAATGACTTTATCTTCAGTCATTCGCTCAAGATTGTTTATTTCTGTCTTTGCAAAACCAAAGTTATCTCTAACGCTAGACGTTGTAGCTGAGCCTGACGTTGGGTTTGTTTCAACTATTTGTGAACTCACGCTAGTGGCCCTCCAAACTGAGTAATACTGTCATCTTTTATTCTTCCTAAACCTAAAGTTCTGGTAGATTGCTTATTCATGTCTTGTATTGCATCTTCAAACTTTTCTCTATACAAGGCTACTCTATTGTCATCTTTAAAGTACATGTATGCGTACATTAAACAACCTAGAAGAAGTGGATTGTATGCTTGAACTACCTCGGTACTATGAAGATTTGTTGGCAGTATTGAATCTTCGTCTTTAAATTGTATTGTAAATACGTCACCTTGAGCTATTTTAGGGCCAATGTATAGTTCGTTACCAGTCCCTGCAAATACTGAAGCTTCCCCTGAAGAATTTTCTGCATATAATCTATATTCAGCAAAAGTAACAGGTTTTAATCTTCGACCTTTAGAGTCGGTTATTGATACAATCCCATCACAACCCAAAAAATATATCATCTTTTGATTTGAAGCTTCAGAGGATGAGACGGTTTTTACTATCACTGACATTTGATTTCTTGTATTTAATTTTCTTTGCATCTCCCCATTTGCTAAAAAAATAAGTTCATCAAGAAAATTATCTGATAAGTCTGGCCTATTAAGCCAATCTTTAAGAGATGTTTTAAAATCAGTTAGGTTTGTAAATATCGCCATTACAGTCTCGCTGTTGTGGTTTTCATATATGGATAATGTGTTTCTATTAGCTTGAACACATACTTCCAGTCTACATGAGATCCCATTATATCAACCCCATGTTCTTGTTTTATTCTCATAATGTCAGTCATAGACAAGTCTAAGACTTGATGATAATCTTTTTTAGGATCATATTTGATCCAGTCATTTGTTGCGTTACGCTTTCTTTTGTTATCTTCTAATAATTTAGTTATATCTTGACGAAAATGCTGTTTAATGCCTCCAGTTTCATCAATGTAAGTATCTTCTAAGATGCCCTGATTAAGGTCTGTCCCTACTTTGCTCATCTCTCTCCTACCACTTAACTTTGTTAGCCCAGTAAGCCGCTGACATAGGGCCTCTGGCTATATTCTTACGGTGACGAGCCTTAAATGACGCTCGTTTTTTTCTCATTGCTTCTGACTCACCCTTCTTAGGCTTACCAGCAGTCTTTGCTCCTTGCTGACCAAAACGTATTGTCTTGATCTGGCCACCTGACCTTGCCACTACAATGTGTGACTTAGTAGGATGATTAGGTGTTCTTTTAGGCTTGTTGTAACCAGAAACCCCGGCTCTTGCAAGTCTAGGGTCTGTCTTACGTTTTATCCTAACTTTAGCCATTACTTTTTCTTAGCTGTTTTCTTTGATTGCTTAAATGCTTTTGCAGTCGGTGCGCCTTTAGTACCAGGCTTTCTCATCTTCTCACCGCTACCTGCTTTAATTCTTTTGCGTTTAGCATTAATGTTTGCGTACAAACCTTTTTTAGCTGGCATCTTTATCTCCGTGTTTTTTTCTTAGCTTTAGCTGACAAATCTTTAAAGTGGAATAATTTTACGCTAGTTTTAGTATGGCTTTTATTGCTGTGCAATGTTCCATCAGCCATTTTATGCGTTGAGCCTTTATGCTCTGTGCCATCTCTTTTATAATGCTTAACACCTTTCATTAATATCCCCTTTTCTTTTTATTAGTAGCTGCGCGTCCTACACGCTTGGGAAGAGCTTTAGTGCTTTTGTTTTTCTTTTTAGTTTGACGCTTTGGTGTTTTCATTTTCATAACAACTTCCTAGTTACAGGAAAAGGGAGCCGAAGCTCCCCGCCCTTTAGATTGCTATTAAGCGTTAATAGCGTAGTAAGCACCGTTTGCTTCTTCAGATCGAGCTTCCAAAGTGTAGTAACTTTGTAACAAGGTCTGTTTTGCAGAGGTTGAAGTGGCAACGTCAGTGCTGTGGATTTTCTTACCACCAGCAACTGCTAAGCCCCAAGTGCTATAGTCAAGCAAGTACAAAGTGTCAGCAGGCATATGCTTGTTAGGAACAACAGCAATAGGACCAAACTGAGAAACGTAAACAGCTACTCGGTTGATGATCTCGCCGTTACTTGCGTCAGTATCAACGCTAGTAGACATACCTTGACCAACAGCGGCATTGTCACGCATTGCAGAAATAACGCCAGCAGAACCCATTAACTTCGCTGAAGAGAAGTCGCCAGAGTTAGACCATACGCCATCAATCAAAGCGTTCATTCGAGCAGCAGTCATAGCTGCAGCAGTACCTGGAGCTGGACCAGTTGTTCCGTCTGATGCAGTGTTTGCAGTACCAGCACTTAACTGTTCGTTAGTGTTGATCCAAGATGGAACGCCGGCAGCCTTGCCGTTTGCAGAGCTTGTTCCCGCTGCTTTTATGTTTTTAGTAGAACCAGTTGTAACTATACAAAGAAGTTGTGCTTCAATGTCCATTTGCAACTCTTTACCTAACTTCATTAGCTGATAAGCCATTTCTTTGCCAGGTACACCAGCTCGGTCAAGGATTTCAGCTTTCTGAGTAACAACAACAGATTTTTGTGCAATCTGTAGGTTGTTGCCTTTACGAACTCGTGAATCAACACTTCCTGTTACTGTTGCTGGAGCTTCAACATTAGCGTTAACGGTCGATGCCGAAGCATAAGTGTCAGTTAACCATTCGTGATTGTCGTTAGTTGCAGCAGTTACTGCAATGTTAGACGTAAAAGGAGTAAGAAAAGGAGTGACGTTATAAATGACATTTCCTAAGTCTTCTCGGATGTTGCTAGCTGTGCCTAATGTTGCAGCAGTTACTGCGTTAGTGATTGTAGCCATGATAATTTACCTATTTAAAAGAATCGAGAATTAAATCTACGGCAGATTGCTTGCTAATAGAGCCGTCAGCTTGTATAGCTTTACTTACCCTAGCTTGCTTTGCCGCAGCCTGTTTTTGCGCTCGACTTTTTGACGTTCCTTTCCTTATAACAGTTTTAGAAGTCTTCTTCTTAGGAGCTTTACTTTCAGCAACCTGTTTCTGCGATTGACTAGCCATTGCAGCATCGTGTAACACCTTTAACACAATAGCGTCATTTACAGTATTAAGCATCTCAGGGTCGCCCCCAATACTCTGGAAATACTCAGTCATCACATTAACTTTCTGAGTCGCAGTATTTTGATCTGCGAAACCAGGCTCTAATTGAATTAACAATTCTGCCTGTTGTGCTGATTGAGCCTGTAACTGCTCTGCTTGTTGTGCTTGGTATTGCTCTGATACTTTACTGGCTACACCGTTTATTTCAGATTCCTTTTGTTCATAAAGAACCCTTGCTTCTAAAGCTTGTTCATAAGCATAGGGATCTGACTCTTTTAACGCTAAAAGCTCTTGAGTTGTATGGGTTGGTCGCTGACCGTATACCATTGCTTGAGCCACCTCTAACAGCCTTGCTGTTTCTTCGAGAGATGTGTTTCGCTCCGTCTCAAATGCTTTGCGCTCGTCAGATAACGCCTGAGTCTTACGAGTGTAATCACCCTGCATCAATATGCCACTCTTGATTTTTTCAATATCATCAAGACCGTTCTCATTCAAGAACTCTTTGGCAGAAACTAAATAATCGTATTCGCTGTCGTCAAGCTCGATGTCACCAGGTATTTCTGGCTCATCACTCTCTTCCAACTCATCGTCTTCAGTTTGATCGAGTGTTTCTTCCACTTCGTCTTCGAGGTATTCTTCTTCAAATTCCTCTTCTAACTCAGCTTCAGCCACAGATTCATTCTCAACTTGCCCTAATTCCTTAGGATTGATCATGCCCATTATTGCTTCTAATCCAGCATCCTGTGTAATGGGTTCGTTACTAGAGAATTCCGCAGGGTTGTTCTCAGTTTGTTCGCTCATTTTAATATCCTTTAAGGGTCGGCTTTGCCGTTATCCTTTGTTAAGTGATAATTTTTGGTTTGTTTTTTTGCAGTTCTAGGTATTGCTGAAGAGTTGGTGAATTAAACAACTCGTCAGTAAACCCATCTACCTCTTGTAACGTCAACTTAGTAAACGCTACTCCTCGCATCCAGTTAACCAAATCACCAGATACGATGTAATATTCTTTATCTTCCTCGGATTTGTTTTCCGAGTGTTTCTCGTTGGTTTGCATACCACTCCAAGTTCTCTTTTAAAGCCTTAACTACCTTAACCTCTCTCCAAAGAGCTTCACCTAATTCGGGTGTCTGCACTCCAGAAAAAGCCCTGTATAGATTATCTTCCATTTCCTGAAAGATAAACTGTACTGCGCCATCCTCAATAAGCCTTGCGGCTCCGTTTGCTACTTTTAACTTAGTGTCGTTATTCGCGCTCTCACTAACAAGACTAGTTACCAATCTTGACTGCTCTCTCACTGCGGGCCTCCAAGTTAAGTTCCGCTAACTTAAATTCGTTTTCATCTTCATGCTCTCGCACTTTAAGCATGAATTGTTGCTCTTTTAGGGCTAGCTCTTGCTTGTCTAGCTCAAGCTTGGCTCTCTCTATCTCTACCTGCGCCATTAACGCCTGTTCTTGCGCTGATGGTGGCTGTGGTTCAGGTTGCCCTGTAAACTCAGCAGGTGGCTCTGTGAAGTACCTACCGTGTGCGCTCTTATCATACAGTCTTACCATATCTTCTTGCAACTGTACAATCTGCTGTGGTGTAACAGTAATTCCCATACCGCCAGCGCCAAGCATAGCTTGTTGTGCGGCCATAGTTTGCTGCATATGGAATAACTGCTCAGTCTTAGATCCATTACCTAAACCAACAAGAACTGTAACGTCTTTTCTTGCGTGCCAGTTTCTTGGATCTACTTCTACAAACTTGTTATCTAAACGGAATATAGAAGCATCCTGTGCATGAGCAATCTCTAGCTCATAGATACCCATAAAGACTTTGCGTAAAAATTCACCAAACTCTCTCGCTATCAAGCGAACTCTAGCTTGGCGTTTAGACAGAACCTGGCTAACTGCACCCGCCGCTGTATTGCCATGCAAGATGTCAGGGCTAATAGAGTTATCGGTAGAGCCTACGTTTTGCTCTAGCATCTGATCAGCAATGCCCATCATATTGTA